TTACAATGGATAGATTATTTAAACATATTAAGTATATCATTAAATTGATTTGTTCTTTTTATTGTGTTTGTACTAATCAAAATGCCAGCACGTCGTTACAGCAAGAAGAACATGCCGTCGAAGGCAAGCCGCATGTACGGGACGGTGCCCTACCGGGCCCGACGCCGATCAGCGTATCGGTCAATGAATAGCCGTGTACAAACAGTAAACCGTCAACCTGGTGGTATTCATACATTCACTAAAACGCAATTCAGTGAAGATTTTATTGCTTCTGCATTCCTCGGTGCAACAAGTGGTCAATTCACCTTCGCATTGTCAAACTTAGCCAAAGCAACTGAATTACGCGGTTTATATGATCAATATCGCATTAACTGGGTAAAGGTTGACATTATTCCAAAAACTAATGTATACTCGGCAGTGAACGGCACAACTGGAGCAATTAGCGTATCCGCTCCAGAGGCAGGATTATTTGGAACCGCTATCGACTACGACGGGGGCTTAACCAGCCCGAGCATGCAAACACTTGCAGACTACTCTACATTTAAATGGACACGCGGTACCAATGTGCATTCACGTATCTTTAAACCAAAACCAGCAATCACAGTCGGAGGAGTTAACGCAGGCGTAGCGCCTGGCGATATGTGGATCGACTGTGGATCACCTAGTGTTTTACACTACGGCTTAGGATTCTGTGTCGAAGATAGTGAACAAGTCACATTAAAGTATGACGTATGTATTAAATATAATATTTCATTCCGTTCCGTCCGTTAAGCCTCGCTTCGCTCGGCCGCGGCCAAAGCCTTCGCTCCGCTTCGCTCCGCTTCGGCCGGCCGCGGGGGTTTTGGTAACTATGAGTCGTCACCGGGGGTTTTTTGAGCAAGAGCTTTTTCCCCGTATAAATTATTTTTCATGAATATAATTCAAAATGCAAGGTAAACGTTGGTTATTTACAATCAATAACTATAGCGATAGTGATGTCGAATTAGTTAAAACATGGGGAATTTATGGTATGTGCAACTTTGAGATAGCGCCAACGACTGGAACTCCTCACCTCCAAGGTTTCGTCATCTTTAAGACTAACATGCGCTTAGATCCTGCACTTAAGAAGTTGCACCCAAGTGCACATTTCATTAAGATGAATGGCACAATTGAGGAAAACGAAGAATATTGCTCAAAGACCAAAACTCGGGCTCCGGGAACGGAGCCGTTCACATGGGGCGAACGGCCCGTCAACCGCCAGGGTGCTCGGACGGACTTACAAGATGCAATAGACGCAATGGAAGGGGCTGCGTCTGTAAATGCGGCCCTACGGGCCGCATTGGGGGCTAACGCCTCAGCCTTTGTTCGTTACCACAAAGGTTTGGAGGCTGCCGCCTCCCTTATCGTTCACCGGGGGGTAAAGCCCCGTGCACCCCCCGTGTGGAAGCCCTGGCAAGCGGAACTCGACTCTATTTTACAGGGTGAACCTGATGATCGACATATCTATTGGTATACCGACTATGCGGGTAATGCGGGTAAGTCGACTTTTGTACAAGCATATATTACAAATGCATCTAAGAAAGCTCAGTCTCTAACTGGAAAAGTCGCCGACATGGCATACATGTTCGATGAGGAGACGCGGGTCGTTTTCTTTGACGTCACTCGCACCCAGGCGGAGAACATGGATCATTTGTTTTCTTTTGCGGAGTCTCTAAAGAATGGGGTTGTTCATTCGACGAAATATCAATCACGGGCGAAGATTTTCGACCCGCCGCACGTCGTGTTCCTTGCGAACCGTCCCCCGCCGCCGGGGAACTCTCGGTGGTCAGCAGATCGAGTAATTGAGAAGGTGTTAAGCCCACCCCCAGCTGGCTTAACTTTTTAATCATGTCTAATTGTTGTTTTGCACTCATTTTATACAATGTATAATGGTTTTTATTTCAAATTAGCAAAACTTTTTTATCCCGACTCATAGCTTGGGATTTGGGATTGGGATTGAAGTGGACAGGGTAATACTAGACCTGTCCACTTACCTGCGGTGCTCTTACAGGGGGGGTGCGGCCCCCTACGCTCCCGCTACCCCCCAAATTAAATATCGTACATAGCTAATATATGTTATGGGTATAACCAATGTTAGCCCCCAATGCTAGGCCCCCGAGGGGCCGTCGCGGGGGCGCCTGCGGCGCCCCCCCCCCCATCATCTGAGTTGGGAACACACCGAACATCGGATGTTCCCCATCTTTTTTCTTTACAATGGATAGATTATTTAAACATATTAAGTATATCATTAAATTGATTTGTTCTTTTTATTGTGTTTGTACTAATCAAAATGCCAGCACGTCGTTACAGCAAGAAGAACATGCCGTCGA